TATGATGGGTATGAATCCTGGTACGGCACTTGGAGCTATTGGTGACGCTAAAACCGGTACTGGGGCGCAAGCACAGAAGCAGGGTATTGACGATGCTATTCAGCAAATTACTAACATCATAGAAGAATTTTTACGCCATTACGTTACTTCAGCACTTGACTTGTTCTTGTCTGAACAAGAGGGTGAAGGTGTGATTTATGTTGATGATCTTACTCGCGAAGACATTATGCGTATCAAGCCTGATGCGTTTCCTGATCCATTGAACCCTAACGCACTTGCTGTTAATTGGGAAGAACTTTACGAATATATCAAGAAAATTGATATTTCACTTGATACCACTATGAGTAAAGAAGACTGGTCAAATGAAAAACGTGCTGATCTACAAGATGCCGTTACTGTAGTAAGCCAAACTACTGATCCTAACGATCCTCAAGCTGTTGCTAAAAAGAAACTACTTGAAGATAAGCTACTTGATGAAACTGCACCTGAACTTTCTACCGCGCTTAACAATTTACCTGAAACCCCTGTTGCACCGGCTCCTGATTTGACACAAATGATGCAGTAATGGTACAAGTATAAGCACGATATGGCACAGAACGAAGACATACCATACAACGTAAGCGACCACGCGATAGAAGACGTACCGACTGATGACGGTGACGCTGAACTATCTGCGGAAGTTAAACTTGTCAAAAAGATACGCACTTACCTTAAAAAAGCAATTAGCGAATCTGAGTCTACAGCTGTGCTTAATCTACCGGCTAATGCTACTCCTGAACAGAAAATAGCCGTTTTTGATGAGATAGCAATTCATAAAGGTGTTGCTATGCACTTGCGTAATGTTGAGGAAATAATTAATAATATGGTAAAGGAGTAGCATAATGTCAGACACAGATGACGATTTTAGCAAGGCAATAAGTGAAGATTTTGGGAGTGATAACACCCCTGAAGTCAAGCCTGTAGACCCACCTAAAGAAGATCCGAAAGATGATAAAAAAGAGGAGCCGACTAAAGAAACTCCGGTTGTCACAACACCCCCTGCACCATCAGACGATAAAAAGCCGGAAGAAGGCGCTGAACCGCCTAAAACTCCAGAAACGCCACCAACTCCGGAAGACAAGCAGGAAACCCCACAGCCACTAACTAAAGATGATGTAACTTCAATTATTCGTGACTTACAAACATCTGAACGTACTTCCGGTAAAGAACTTGAAACTACAACTCAAGAAGTGCTTGAAGCTTACTACCCTGAAGGCTTGTCAAACACTCTAGTTGATGAAAAATCAGGTAGGGAACTCCGTACTCCAGCCGATGTTGTAGAAGCATCTGGCGGTAGTATGAGTACTGAAGAAGCTGCACAGTGGCTTATGAACGAACAGTTTAAACTAGATCAGCAAGTAGCTAACATTAAAAATCAAGCTAAAGAAATTGCCGAGACAACGGTTAATTTCAAGCGTGACTCAATGCTTGTGTTACAAAAGTACGAACCACTATTTAAATGGCAGCCAAGCTTGCAGAAAAAAGCATTTGACCTAATGATGAAACAGGTAAAAATTGACGAAAAACGCGGTGTTATTCTATCTGCGCCGGACGTTATGGATCTATACGATACTTACCTGGAACCATACCAACAGGCTTATGTATTTGCCAACAACAAGGCTCCTACCAATCCGGTACCTAATCCTAATGAGCCACCAAAACCAACTGCTGAAGATCGTATGGATATATCTGGTGATGGTGGTCCGGCACCAGTGGACGATCCAAACGATTTTGCACAACAAGTAAGTAAAGAATTAGCGAAAGGAATGTAGTCATGCAAGAAGACAACCGACCAAAAGGGATAGAATTTTTTAACATTAAAAGTGGTGACACTCACTATTGTAGGCTTGAAGCCACAATACAGGCGTACATCAATAGCTCAGATATGGGTATTAATGCTAGTCGCGGTCAAGATTTTGGCTGGCGTTTAGCTCCATCTTGGGTGCAAAAAGTCCGCAATTTTCGTAAAGATGAAAACAAGATGGCTAATCTTGGTGCAAAATTGCGCCTTGAAGAAGACCAGTCACCTAGTTTAATACAGATACTTTACGCAATTTATGGCGCTGAATTACGTGCTGCACGTGTAGCTTCTGAAGAATTTGAAAATCCATACGAAGAAGAATACTTGAAGCAAATTAATAGCGACAAGGCTTCTAGTAGTACCAAAGATTCAGAGTGGGATAACTTTGACCGAATTGCCGCACAAGATGAACCTACTCCGGCACCAGAAAATCCAGGTGAAGCACCTGTGGTACACGAACCAACACCAGAAACCGGTGTAAAACCACAAAAAGAGAAGAAACCTAATAATAAGTAACAGCCGCTAAATCGGACTGATACGTTTCTTCATTGTTAAGGGTGAGTATAAACTCACCTTTTTCATTGAAGTAATAGTGTAATGCTGCATACAAGTAACGAAGCATATCTGCAATATGGCTCTCGCTCTTGTGATCCGGACCAACGTAATCACCAGTTGTAGGGTTAAACTTACGCTTGTAAGCACGTATTCTGCGACTGATGTTATTAGTCATGGCTTCATTTATAAGTAATGCTGGTAAGCCGTCTTTTACGCGTCCTATACCAATAGAGACACCCTCTCTCTTGAGTGCTGATACATTATTGAAGCCCTTGCTCTGCAAATAAGCTATACGACTTACGTTGTCGTTTAAGCTGGCAACCGTACCGTCATGCGGCAAGAAGTGCCAACCATAGTTATAGTGCTTACTCTGTAAAAATGGAATAATTGTATTCAAACCGAAGTTATTTGTTTCAAATACCTCTATTAACCGTACCTTGTTTTTGATAACTTGGAAAAAACCAATGACCATAGTATCGGCTTTACCTAGATCCCATACGGTATAGACAGGATGTGCAGGGTTATGCGCCCACTCGCCAATAGTACCATCCTTGTCTTTGGCGCTCATAATTGCACCATAATAGCTACTAGCTGAAGATTGCCCCCAATCAAGCAACATTTCTTGACGATATTTGAAGTCGTTACCGTTACGAAGTATGTACCCTTCGCGGCTTTTTCTAAGTTGTTCTTGACTCATGTAGTGGGTAGCGTCAATGTAGCAGGTATATTTAGTGGAGTTTTTACCTTTTTCTAGCATTTCTTTTTTAAAATCTTCGTGCATCCGGCGCATAGTTTCACCATTGATACCATCAATCTTTGGCGTACCAGTGTAGATACGCTTACCGCCGTTGGCTTCAACAATAGGAGCGACTACGTTTACCGCTTCAATGTTTTGATCCGCAAACTCATCAAACCAATAAATCTTACCATTTGCACCACGCAAAGCATCGTAATTAGTTGCACCAAGCGCTCTAAATATAGATCCGTTAATAAGCGTTCGGCGCATATCATCTTCAGAGTTACCATTACCGTTCATGGCTAATAGTTCTTTTGGTAGGTGGTCAATGGTCCGAAAACCATCATCTTCAATGTTAGTCCAGAAGTTATCAAAGCCCATTTTAGCAGTAGGGTATACCGCAACAGCCGTTTGCACTTCTTTTACTAGGTCTGGCACAATGCCCTCGCTATAGGTTGTGGTGGTCTTAGCGCCACGCCTTGCAATAACTAGCAATAACTCGTCAATATTTGGGTTATTAAGCGCTTCAACAATCTCTAACTGATAATCTCTCAGTGGTAGTCTGTGTGCTGGTATCTGCATAATAGTATTGTACCAGTTATAACACTTGTGCTATATTTAGTGCAACAGAAGACGAAACACACACTATTTAAATTGAAAGGTTTTCGCTATTATGGCATCCGAATATGGAATTAAAACCAGTTCAATTCTTGACAAGCCCCTAGAAGTTGCTTCTTACGTGGCTCGTCATCTTAACGCTAATGGCGTTGAGTGGACTGGCGCTCAAACTGTTCGTCTTTTGAACTATGATATTTCTGGTTCTTCTCTTGGTAGTTACGATGAAACTGCCGTCTCACAAACTGTAACTCTTGCTGAAACTGGCAAGCAGGATATGACACTTGCTTATAACAAGTTCAAATTCTTGCGTATTCAGGAAACATTGGAACAGGACACTCCAATTGCTTCACTTGCAAGTAAGTTCGCTCGTTCATGGGTTTATGAGAAATTCATCCCTGATTTTGACGCTTATGCTCTAGCTAAAATTGTTGCTGCTCGTCCTGCTGCTAACAAAGTTTCTTGGAACTCTAGCTCTGACAGCATTAAGCTCAAGTTCTTCAATACTGTTTCTAAAGTCAAAGAAAACGGTGGTCGTCCAGGTAACATGATTGCTTGGATCCCATTTGCTACTGCTGATAGCTTTAAAGCGTTAGTAACTAGCTTTGACGGTTCTGATCTTGGTTACACAGCCGGTAAAAACGGTGTTCTTGGTCCTGTAGACGGTGTGATGGTTGTAGAAACTGATGGTGACTACTTCCCTGCTGCTTACATTGACGCAGTTGTTGTAGATAAGCGCGCTGTAATCCGCGTAACTCCTAAGATGGATCCTGCTACTGGTAGTGGTATGAAGCTCATCAAGGATGTACCTGGACATGGTGGTTCAGAGTTGCAGCTTCGCGCTCGTGGTGATTTGTTCATCTTTGGTCTAAAAGCTAAAGCAATCGCTACACTAGAACGCACAAACTCCTAATATAAACAGCTAAAAAAACCATAAGAGGGGTGTAAAAGCCCCTCTTTTGTTGTATTATTAAGTTATGGCATCAATAGAACAAATTCGCGCAAGTGACGGTAGCGGTAACGCTAGTGTCGCGACTGTACAAAGCACTCGCGCCGGTGGCGCATCAACAATAATCGTAGACACTGTTCTCGGTATAAATCCTACTGGTTTTGCCGGTACTATGGGTACACCTCATACGTTTACCGATCCTATCACCTCTGAAACAATCACCGTTATATCTGAAGCTACAGCCGTAGATTTTATTGGTCACGTAGACGGCTCAAACCTTGAGATTGACACAATCGCACCTGGTTATGTAGACGGCGGTAGTGAAGTTGGTGATATTGTTATTATTCGCCCTACTACTCAATGGGGTGACAATGTAGCAGATGTTCTTGATGTTTCTCACGAAGATGACGGTGAATTAAAACCTGCCGCACCAATAAACGGCAATCAACCAACACTTGACTTAATCACTCCAGTTGGTTCAGTCCTTGATTATGCCGGTACTTCAGCACCTACAGGCTGGTTACTTTGTTATGGACAAGCATTAGATGCTACTGCTAATCCTGAGTATCAAGATCTCTTTGACGTTATCGGTAATACTTTCGGTGGCTCAAACAACACCAACTTTGTTATACCTGATCTTCGTGGTCGTGTTGTTGCTGGTCAAGATGATATGGGTGGCTCAAGTGCCAACCGCTTAACCGGTGCATCCGGTGGCGTAAACGGTGACACCTTTGGTGCTGCCGGTGGTGCTGAAACTCATACCCTACAAACTACTGAAATACCTTCTCATGGTCACAACGTACCGGCGCTGGCAACGGCATCAGGTGGTGGTGGCTATAATGTTGCTGTTTCTAGTAGTTCGGCTGCTGGTGGTAACGTAGGTACGACTAGCACCGGCGGCGGTGGCGCTCACAATAACGTCCAGCCAACAATAATCCTTAATAAGATAATCAAATTCTAGCATTTAGCTTATGTTTTTGGCATAATGTAAGAAATATAATATAAGAGAAATAAAGATGTCATTATAATATGTTAGGTACTATAAAATGGAACCAGAGATAATGAACCCAACCAAAGACGAAATCAAATTACTCATAGATAACTCTCTGCTTGAACAAGAAAAGCGGTTGTCTAAAGAATTTCGCTCGGAGCTTGAGGTTCAAACTACTAGATTGACCAATGTTGTTGAAAAACAAAATCAACTCTATTCAGATCAAATTATTATGCTCAATAAAGATGTTGCTACTCTTAACACAGTAGTAGATTCTCTAAAAGGTCGTATCTCAGGTATCAAAGCACAAATGGTGGTGGTAGCAACTGCTTGTACTACTCTCGGTGGATTGATAGGTTTCTTCATTTCTCAAATCGTACAAGGATAGTGCTATAATTAGCTTATGATAGCACCGGCAAAAACCAGAGTAACAACACCTTTCGGTTGGGTAAAAGGCTATCCATTAAACAAAGGTAGTTATCCTGGTTTCGGAAATGCACCTGGTCCTGATTATGGTTTTCACACCGGCGTTGATTACTCTTGGAGTCCAGATAATCAGATTTATATGCCCGAAGATGGAGTTGTGCAATTATTCGCTTGGGATGGTAAAAGCTACGATGGAAACGCAATAGTTGTAGCTGTAGGCAATCGCCGTCACTTTATGGGGCATATCCGTAAAAACGGCTTTTTAGTAGACAATGGTCAATTTGTGAAGGAAGGTACACCGATTGCTATAATGGGTGATACAGGTTACGCTATTGGTGTACATTTACACTACGGCGTAAGAGTTAATGGTTTATTAGTAGATGGTCAAAAATTATCGGAGGGAAATATGTCATCAAGTCAAACGCAAGCAGATGAAACAACAATCAAACTAGAATATAATAATGGTCTTTTAAGAGATGCACAGCCTAATGAAGTTCAGGGGTTACTCGGTCAAACTGTTGAAGCAGTCCAACGTACTATCGGTGGATCGCCAGAACACTCTGACATCATTGGCAAGGTTCAACTCGGTACTCAAGTAAGAAAATTGCTCGGTAACGATGTTAGCCCTCAAAATATGGAACAGAAGATGAAAGATAAGTACGGTGATGGTGGTAATTGCACACCTGAAGAACGTGCTTATCTTGATGCCACATATAAAGTAGTAGTAAAGAAAGTAGGATAATTTTATGGTAGACGCAATAGTTTTTATACCCCTCATTATCATCGCAATAACGCAGATGGTGAAGATGGCGTTTCCGCAGATCACAGGTTTCTTGACAATTTTAGTCGCATTTGCGGTTGGCATTGTCGTTGCATTGATAGACAAGTCAATTGGTGTCACCGACATTACAATTGCTCAAGGTCTTGTTTACGCTCTAGGAGCTATCGGTATCACAGCAGTCGCAGCCAAAGCTGGCGGTGGCGCTAAAGGTGATGATTCAGTCGCACCTAGATAAAAATATAAAGTCGCACAATATAAAAGACGAGTACCCTCGCACAGTACTCGTCTTTTTTGTTAAGCACCCCTGCTTAACTACACTTCACGTTCAATTATTCTAGCACATCCAATATGCTTATGCTATGATTTATTTGGATATCGCACCTTATAAGCATTAACACCTCCCAAAACTCCACCTCAGAACTCACACATAAGTCTCAAAACTTACTTGGTGCATACCTCGCAGTTGCATCAAACAAGAAATAAAGAATAACTATAAAATAGGCATATATCCACCTACAAATGCTCCCACCTAAAGGGGGCTTTTTTGTTTGCAAAATAAAAACTGCTCCCAAGAGAATAGCAATTTTGGAACGCTGATATTTTCGGGGAGCAGTCAATCTCTATTATAGTAGCACAACAGAGGTGATATGTCAAGAGGTGGTATAATTAGAGTGCTAATAGGAGATATTTTATTAGTAAACCATCCACGCTTGATACCTTCATACTACAATTTGAAGAACTACCAAGCGCACAGATATTCAAGAAATATCGCCGCCGACCTAAACAATAGGACGGCGGTTTTTCATATCAAGACGCAACTTCTTACGAATATTATTACCAATGGCTTTATCGTATTGCACATCTAGTACTGTTAGCTGTTGGCTGTACTCTGGATTAAACGCTAGTAGTTTAGCTTTACGCAGACCACTTACGATCATACCGAAGTATATTTGTACCAAGTACTCTAGTGGTATATCACCGGCTGCAAGTTTTTCGTGGCGTTCACCGTTCAAACATTTCACTTCTAGCAACGTTTTACCCATCATCCCATCCGGACTATAACCGGCGTTTGGATATACAGTATTAGTAATAAAGCCAATTCTACGGACTTTTTGACGGCATAGGCGCTCGTATTCAGCAATAGCGACACTTTCTAGCGCTTGACCGCGCCGCGTGTACTGGTTGCCCTCAAAATCGCTTTCTGGCGTAAATGGCTTACCTTGCAATAGCCTGATAGCACGTGATCCAGTCCACAATGGCTTGCGTAATGCTTTCCACTCCGGACTACCTTGTTCTACATCGTGAATAATAATCATACTGAGTTACCTACGTGCCACCACCCACAACCTTTGCATTTATAGGCTTGCGGTATCATATCTGGATATTTTTTGTGATATTTCAAAAACTTTGCTTCCTTTACTGCTTGCGCGTGAGTTGATTTTTTCTTACCTGTTTTCGGACACCTTTGAACTTTCGCAAGTTCTTCTGGCGTTTTTTTCATATCATCGCCCTCAATTCTTGCTTTATTAAATCCCAATTTTCAGGATAAACTGTTGCAGACCACGACCACTCACCTAGTAGTTTTAGTCGTTCAGGCTGTAGTGCTTGATATGGTGCTTTTTTGGACGGCTTGACCTCTATAAACCCATAAAAGCCTTCACAGTAAAATGATAGATCTGGCGTACCTTTTGGCACTCCTGGACCGGCGTTGTGCTTGATAACAAAGCACCCTTGACCTCTGAGCCACTTGATAATATCAGATTGTAAATTACTTTCTGTACTCATCTTCCAACCCCTCTGCTAGTATTTCTAGTCCTTTTTGGCTCTGTGCAAAACCACGTAACCAAATTGTAGTCATTTCAGCATTTTCAGCTACATAGTATCCTTTTTCGTCTTTGAAGGCATGAGCTGGCGCAATAAGTGTGTTGTAATCATCTATGTATACGTCATTTCCACCTAGCAAGCTGATCGTTTTGGTTAGCTTGCCGTCTATCTGGTCAAACACAAGCTCAATCGCGCGAAATCGCCCCTTACGCACGTTTAACAGCAAATTAGCAACAATAACGGACTTTACCATCGGATCATGCTTTACTGGCTGCCCTTTATCAATTTTCTTCTTATAGCCACGCACTACTCGGATAACATCTTGCGGCATATTACGCATCTCTTTTAGCGTTTCGCGCAATTTAGCAGTTGCCGGATCATAGTCAGTTTTTATTTCTACGTCTTCAGGCGCTTGCAACTCTTTCGCACCTGGTTCAATCTCTTTGGCTTTAATAAAACGCGTATAAAACTTCGGTACTTTAATTTCTATCGGTGTTTCCTGCAAGCCGTCTATACGATCAAACGCTAACTTAATAGCCGCTATATCATCGGTATCGGCACAAATACGGATCAGTGAACAGAGTACACCATCATCAACGTTGGCTGATCTATCAACTTCAAGCAACACAAAGTCGCTCCAGTTCATGTGTATCAGTTCTTCAAATCGTTGTTTTAGACTAGCCATTAGAGTAATGAAATCAAGTTATCATAAGTATTGTCAAGTGTACTTTCTGATTCTACTAACTCAATCTCACTATCCGACTTCTGAAACATACCCCATCGTTGTCTAATTTCAGCTAGATCTTCAGGGTTCCAATTCTCGCAAACGTATCTGGTAACTAGCTTGTCACCCTGTCTAAATGACTTGCGTTCAAAGCCCATTGTCTTAGCGGCATGAGCAACAGATTTTTTACCAAGCGCGGTGTAACTTCTCTCATCGCACCAGCGTTGGTAATCACGCGTAAGCTCTGTGAAGTTGGTGAAGCCCCATACTTCAGTTTGCAATAATTCTTCAAAGTAAGTTTCGGCGGTGTTTACTTCTTCGTCATAATCTTCTTTGGCTTTAATTGTTTGTTCGCTGAAATTGTAGGCATAACCATTTTTAGCTAATTTCTTAGTGGTTTCAAGTATCTCACCAAGCAGATCAGATAAAAAGTTTTCGGTGGTAAATAGCTTTTCGTCAAACGTGTTATCTTGCGGAAACGAAGCTTTGAACGGAATAGTAAATGTACGCCGTCTAACACCTTGAGTCTTATCAGCAAAGGTAGGTATATTGTTGGCATTGAAAATAGTATGCACGTTGCCATCAACATATACACCATCTTGACTGTTGAACTTATGCACGTTAAACGTGCTGTGTTCAGCTAAATTTTTATAACCACCGGTGTCTTTGATGTGACCGTCATTACTCTCTAAACAAATATTAGCAAGCTTACCATTTATCATTGGCGTATCGCGCTCGTCTTCAATCTGTTTGACTGTAAGCTGGCTAAACCACCGGTTATGCGTATATGGTGCTTGACTGCCAAATATAGCATACAGCGCCTTTAGCGTAGTAGATTTACCATTAGCACCACTACCCAAGAACCAGAACACACCAAATGGCTTCTTGTACATAAATACTGGTGCTATGGCTTCAATAATATCGTTTGCTAGATCTTTGTCACCAAGTGTAACTTCTTCAAGCCATTTACGATGTGAATCGCCCTTAGTTGGCGCAATAGCAGTAGTGTAAACACAATCTTCTGGTGATATTTCTTTGGTAAATTTCAGCTCTTTCATATCCCAAATTTTACCGTCAGGCATAGCAATATAATGAGCGTACTTTGTCAGATCGTCAGAACTAGTAAAGAACAGGTGTTGTAAATCCTTGATCTGAGTCTGGCGTATACCAGCACCATGAACGATGTAGCATATACGCGCAAACTCGTCAGATGATAGCGGTTCCCATCCTTCATCTGCGCGGTATAAGACCGCCCCCCTAAACCGTACTATCCGATACTTATGAGAAATTAGCTTTGCCTGGCGCTGTTTTAGCGACATTTTTTCTTCAGTATTGGATAATATAATTTCGTCTTTTTCTGCCATTGTACCCTCTATAATACCCCTGCGCTTAACCATTTGCACGACACCATATATGCCGTACAGATGCGTTTACCCTACGCTAGTATCTGTTATTTTTGGTCTAAGTAAGCAATTAGTGCCAAGCGTATGATCTGGCTACGGTTGAGTGTTGTAGCTTTTACTTTAGCATCTAACTTCTTGAGCAAGTCAGGGGTTAGCTGTAAGCCAACAAAGCCCTCATTCTTAACTCTTTTACGTTCTGCCATTACAGATCATCCTCTCCAAACTTAGGGATTTCATCACCAAGTTCTTCTGTTACATCTTCACCACCAACGGCTGTAGCAGTAGCTTCGCGGTCTGCACGCTCATCAGCGCTTTGCGGTTCAGCAGGGTAATGCCATAAGTCACCGTAGCTAGTCGTGGTGTATTTGCCATTAGGTTCTGCAACCAAGAAGCCTTTAGCGCCCAGGAGCTTGTCGTTCATTAGTTTAGCGGCAATATCACGAGCCTTAATCGGATCATCAACACTACCAAACAATTTCTTGCCAAGTGTACGGACTGCATCTTTCTTCTCTTCGTCAACTTTATGCACGAGCAAGCCCAGTACTTTAGTGACTGACATTTTAGCGGCACCATCGGTATGGAACCAAAGCGTACAGGTAGCAGACTTATCATTATCGGCTTCGTCAAATACGACTACCTCTATAACGGCACAGTCTTTAGCTTTCTTAGTGTCTTTGGCTTTGGCTTCAACAGTACCAATAATCACTTCGTGAGTACCGTACTCAAACCCTTTGCCACCTTGATATTCTTTACCTACGTTATCTAGTACCTCGTCAAATAAACCCATAATTAAACCTCGTGTTTCCCTTCTACGTTTCTGTATGATCGCTCAAGCTGGCGGTCTTTTAATATAAACAATGCTTCTTCTAGCTTAGTGATTGCCAAGCTATTTTCGCGGCAACGGTATTTGCTTTCGTTAAAGAACTCAAGACGCTGAATAGCCGCCCAAATTACATCTTCAACAAATGCACCGTTCGGATCTGCAAGTACTGGCGTACCATCTGCATTTTGCATATCAGTACCACGCGGTCCATCCTGCCAATTGATAACCATAGCTGGATGTTCTGCGTCACCGTTTTTAGTAACCTTCAGGTAGACTTCACCACCTGTAGGGTTACCGTCACTATCAAAGCTGTTCAACGCTTCAATCAGTGGGTTAATATTGTAAGCCACTCTGTAGCCTGGTGTTCTAGCTAGATCACTCATCTTACTTGCCCCCTTTGTAATATTTATTAATTGCTTCGTTCACTAACTTTAAATCATTAGGGATCGTATTGTCTTCAAACATATCAATCGGTGACTTCACGCCCAAACCGTCTGATCGTACTTTAAAGACAAACTCACCAAAATCATTTACCGCTTCAAGGACTATATTAGTTAAGCCTTCAGGTGCAATATTATCACGAATCGTTTTACCGGCTGTTTTAAGTTGCACCAAGTTTCTGTCGTTCAATTCAATATGACCAAATAAATAGATGTTTTGATCGGTGTCTTTATTTAGAACTGTCTCAACAAGCTTATAAAAGTTGTTACCAATATCACGAAATACTTGAAATTGATCCTTTTCTTGTGAGCGTCCAAACACCTGAAACGTAAATAGATAGTTCACATCATCCACTACAATTATTGGCTTCTTGCTCTTGTTTATGAGTGCTGCAACGTCCAATGATGTCTTTGCGACTACTGGCGCTAAATCAGTTTTAAATGGCAATTCTTTACCGGTGACTGAAATGTAACCAACGTCTTCTTTCTTTAAATTACGCAAGCTTGATGACTTGCCTGTGCCTGGATGTCCAAGCACAAATATTAATCGTGCCATATTACTCCTTGTAGCTTTCCATTATTTTTGCTATATCGTCTGCGCTCTTACCTTCTTCAGTCAGATCGCGGATTATCCGGCGGCGTGTCCATCGTATGTGCATAGCGTTTAGCGTCCATATACCAAATAAACACAGTACGAAAATTGAGAAACTATCCATTTTTACCTCTTAACTTATTAATTCTTTCCTTGCCCCAATTCCAAATGAAACCAAATAGTACGTCTATAAACATATCAAGCCTTTACCGGCATAACTACAGCCGTCTTTTTAACTCCAGCGTAATCAGTAGTTAGTAACATTGGATCAAGTGAAGCAACTTTACCATCTGAATTTACGTGAATAGTAACCTGTACTGAGTCTTCGCTAAACATTGATAGCGCTCTAATAAGCAACTTAGGGTTAATCGTAAGAGTAACCTTACATTTGCTTTTGACATTATTTTGTTCCCTTCTTCTTAGTTGCAATTTTCTTAACTTTTCCAACAGGCTTTTTGACTATCTCGGTTTTCGCTTTAGTAGTCACAACCACTAATCCTAGATGTTCCATGATGGCATTGACTTTTTTTATCAATGTCAGTTTCTTCGGTCGCGGTTCTTCTAGCCCTCCAAACAATGCACCTAAGAGATAGCTGTCATAAACACTAGGCTCCTCTGATCCAAGTGTCTTTTCAAACTCTTCTAGCCCCTTTTTGTGTGTTTTAAGTGCCTCGTAGTCTCTGTGTAAAAATTCTGCGTGACGCGTACTAGCTCGTTCTAGTGCTTCCACACGCTTTACCAGATTATTGTATTTAGAAAACATTATTTTGCCTCCTTAAATTTCTTGGTGATATATTGCGTCTTTGACTCAACAACTCCGGCTGGCAATTCACCAGTCAATGTGGCTTGTGCTTTTACTTTGTCAGTATCAAGCGTTGGCTTTTTGAACTCGTCTGCAACTTCTTCAAGGTCTTCAGCTTTGTAACTTGTGCGCTCGGCTAGTGTGATGTAACCAGTAAAGTTATCAAGATCAATGTCAATCTTGTTTACGCCACCGGCAATCATCGCTTCTTTGATAAGCTCGGTAGCAACTTTGGCTTCTTTTTCGGCGGCTTTATAAGTCGCTTCAACTTCAGCAAATTTCTGCAAAACTGCAAGTGCTTTTTTAGTGTGAGGGTTCTTAACTAACTGTGTTGATTGATTCTGTGTCATCGTCTTCTGTCTCCTTTAATCTAATAATGCGTACAATTCTTCTTCTATGTTATCCGTATCTTTTTCAGTGTACGGATCTGGCGTTTTCCAATTTTCGTAAAATCTGTTGTCTATCTCCCTTCCTTGTTCGTAATGTTCTGGACAATACCATTGTTTTTTCCAGCGCATCCGAAACATTTTAGATTTATACCAACCGCCATATTGTTTATCTGGCTTGACGTTACCAGTTACGCCACAATCACCGTAGTTGCACTTAACCGGCAAACCTACCTGTATTATTGCTTCTTCCATCGCGTAATAAACCACTTCTTGCCGTTCCAACCAAGAATACCCTTGTGTTCGCTCGGCACATATTTTACGTTGATTTTACCCATAGCGTTCCTTTGCTTAGTGTCTTTAGTGTATCAAACATTTTAAGTATTGTCAATAGTTTCTGCTTTAGTTTGATAATAACCAATATTTACACCAGCTATTTGATGCCAATTCTTGCGTACTTCCATAATTGCCTTAGCATCATGTTTGATTTTAAGGTGACGTAAAATTGCAAATATTTGATTCTGCTCACTATCACGAATATATTTTTCATGCTCATCAAGCAAAACCTGTAAAGCAAAATGATCTATGACCACTACTGGCATATTATCTAATGAACGACCTCGTATATTTTCTTGTAAGTTATTGAGCCAACCAATAGTTCCAAACCTAACATTACCTATTTTCATACTCATAAGATCAAAATGCTTTCGTGGTATCTGATGTCTTTCAACTGTTCTGCGAAAACTATCTTGAGCATGACTATTGTTAGCAAATAATATAACTGATTCACGCTCAAAGTTAATACCATCAATCATAAATGTTGTATGACCGGCTTGGCGTGTATAGTTGTAGTACCACTCTAATTCTTTTAGTCTACTTTTCATCGTCTTCGTCCTTCCATAGTTTTTCGTTAAAGTCGCGCTTGTCTCGCAAGCAATCCCAAATATTCTTATCTACAGTTGATTTTACATTAAACAGGTAATACAAACACTTCTTAGTTTGTCCGTTGCGGTGTGTTCGTCCGATTGACTGCTCAAATTCTTGGTAGCTATATGTTGGACTGAAGTATATTGTAACGTTCGCCCATTGTAAGTTTAGTCCGGTAGATGCACTTTTGTAGTGTGCAACTAATACTGTATTTTTAAGCTCGGCATTTGCGCGCGGCAATATATTATGAACTTCACCGTCATAGCGCAATATTGTCTTTTCAGACTTGGCTAGAGCTTTGAGTATAGCTTGACGCTCGGATATGTAGTTGTAAAACACCACGATATTATCTGAAGTGTCATTGACTACTGATAGCAAGTTATCCAACCGCCCATTTACTGTTGATTGACGCAAAACAGATAACAAGCGCGGTGCGGTGTCCAATATTTCTTTGGTTCGCGGATCAATGCGCGTAAGCTTCAGCTCGGTATACAGCTTGGCATCTTTCGGCGTAAGCTTTATATTTACACCGATCATGCGCCGGTCTGGTAATTCGCTTGCCTGTTCGCGTGATAGCTTAAATGCGACACGCTTTAGTTGGCTCTCAAGCTCTGGAATATTATTGTAACCAATGATCTCCGGAAAACCTTTGTAGTCTTGGATGCGGCAATATTTATTCTTAAACTCAGTAATACCTTTCACAAAACCAAACAGCTTAGAATAACCGGCAAAATCAATCCATCCGTTCGGCATAGGTGTACCAGATAGCCCGATAAATAAACCGCCGGACTGCGTAATCTCATAAATAGCTTTGCTTTGTTTACTCTGTGGGTTCTTGAGCGCGTGGCACTCATCAGCTATAACATCGTAGACAATACCGCCATTTCGTGCGCCGGTGAATTGCCAGTGTCGCGGTCTGCGTGTTTCTTTATCCATAAGTCGCAAGCTTTCATAACTGATATAGGTTATATCAATTTCAGCGTGGTCATCTTCTCTAGCAAGCTTGTATAACAATCTATTGCCAAAATACCGCTTGGCTTCTTCTTCCCAATCGCCGGTACGGATCTTGCTTGCCGGTGCGACAACTAATAGCCGTCTGCGTGTAGCTTGGTAATCCCAATGCGCTAGACTCATAAGCGTTTTGCCTGTGCCTAGATCAGCAGCCATAATACAGCTACTTGGTAGCTTGGCAATATATTGTTCTTGGTAATCGTATAATTTCATATCGTTAGTAAGTTAGTTAATAATCGTCCATCAAACACCATCATGTCAATAAATAGGATCGCCAGCAGTAACCATCCGGCAATTGCCACTCCATCTAAACACCTCTTGGAACTCCACCTCACTTGTGCGCCTGTCTGGTAGTGATATTTCATTTTAGAAACCTCTTATATTCACCGTTGTTGTATTGCGTCCATGCGCTGTAACCTTGTTGCAAGTACACGCGATGCGCTACAGCAACATTTGTTTTTAGGTCGTTGCGATCTTCGCCGGTGCGATAATGCAAGCATCCAACCTGTAGCACTCCATAGCTACCAATACATACTTTGTGATTTTCATCGGCGCTTAAATTGTGCCTGAGTGGATCACAAGATCTGTTTTCGGCTTCGGCAATTGCGCTCATGGTTGCAACATCCCAATCAGAATATTTACTAATCTCAGCGCGTACCGTTTCGCATGGTGTCAATGTACTTGGTATTTCTGGCGGTAAGTTTACTGGCTGTTGGTCAGTCTCAACAGCCACCGCCGTTATTTTAACGCTTCAGCGTGTGCGCTTGGCGTAACAGCTTTGACGGCTGTATTAATTGCATTGTGCTGTTTGCTCTGGAATACAGCGCCACAGATAAACGCAACAATTGCCGTAACTAGTATTGTGATTACAATATCTTTGTAATGTTCGCCCCTAGTTTTGGCGTATTTCTTAACAGCTTTTGGCTGTTCGGTTTGTGTTGTTTTAGACATTGGTTTAATGTCCTTCCCACCCTTTCGGGTAATTGTTAATGGTTTTATTGGTGTTAGCTCATATTGCATGAGTTACCCCCTTATTATTTGGTGTGCTGTCTAGTTTTATGACTTCACAGCAATCGGTCAATTATTATTTAGCGGTAAAACAGTAGTGTTCTAACCACTCTTTGCGACTATCAAAACTACCGCACCAATTGCACCAATATTTTTTCATGGCCGTCCTTCTTCTTGTTTTGCTGTAATCTCTTTAGCAGTAAATGGCATTGGACGGTTTGGATCGTGGAACCTTAGTAATTCTGATACACAAAAATCAATACTCAACGCTACTTTATCATTAGGAATAGTATTTAATAATGCGTGAAAAGTAGCTATCAAATTTTTGTCTGGTTGTATAGTCTTTTCGGTAAATCTTTCATCATAAAAAGTGGGTTTAGTAATATATTTCCTCATAGTGTTAAGGCTCCTATAAATATTCCTAGTATAAAAAATATTAGTATAAATAATGCAATCATTAGGTCATCATATTCGTTCATTGTTTTTACTCTCTACATATGCTTTTTTAAGTTCTGTTACTGTAACGCGATATCGTTTAGCAATCAGGCTAAAATGGCCTTTTAATAGTGTTCGTTCTGATTCTAAGCGTTTAATAGCTCGGAGTGCTTGAGTTAGGTGGTCCATTATCGGTAATTTCCTGTATACATTACATC